GTTATCCACAGGTTATCCACAGGTTATCCACAGGTTATCCACAGTGACCAGTATCCTTGAGTCGGTCACAGGTAAGACTTGAGCGGGGAACGTGAGTATGCTAGAGGATACCTATAGCCATACCTACGACTAACACAAGTAAACCACAACCACAATACTTTAGTATGACTAGAATTAAGATATTGGTCATACTTTAGGTATTGACAATATATTGCTATTGTCTATAATGGTTGCATCAATTAATTAAACTTTATATAGGTGACAATATGATTAAATTTAACAAATCTACTGGCTTTTATGATGCAAAATGCAATTGCGGAAAGCCTATGCAAATTGGCGTAGAAAGAATGCAGATAATTAATCACTACAATAGCGGTGAGATTACTTGTCGGGATTGCCTAATTAAAAAACCTAAAGCATCAATAAAGTAAATATATAGAGCCTATTGACTCAATCAGTAGGTTCCATTATATTTATTTAACTTTAACTTTAAACAGGTAATTATATTATGAAATTTATACCTATAACAAAACAGGATATCCAAAACAGCACTAAGATTAATGCTAGTGCTAAACAATGGGCAATAGAGAATCTAGACTATCTCAATAAGCCCATGAATTTATTTGGTAGCAGTACTAAAGTACAAAAAGGTAGTGACAAATTTGAAACCTATATCCTGTACTTACAACCTGCTGATAAAGTAGCAGTCAAAACATTATGCGCCTTTGCTGATAAAGCAGGATGCAAAAAGCCTTGTTTGATTGTTAGTGGTAGATTAGGTATGACTGGTAGTCAAGCTTCAGCAACAAAGCGCACCATCCTAATGCTATTGCGCGCTGAATACTTTGAATACAAGCTATTAGCTGAAATAGATAAGGCAGAAAGGCGCGCATTAAAAGCAGGTAATATGCCCGCATTGTTTAGATTAAACGGTACAAGTGATATTGATTTTTCATATATCATTAAACAGCGTCCTAATAGCCAGTTTTATGATTATACTAAGATAATTAGTCGCATTAGAAAAAATACTTTATCGAATTATGATTTAACATTCTCTGCCAGTATGTATAGCGTACAGTCTAAAAAAGCATTTAAAACAGCAGTAGAGCGCGAATATAAAACAGCAGTAGCATTTAATACTAAGAATGTTAAAGGTGATGCTGATTTAATTCCACATACAATGATAAGTTTTGACAATACAGACTTGCGTCACCTAGATAAGCCTAGTAGTATTGGCTATTTAAAAAGAAAGGGTTCAAACCTAGGTGATAGGCTTGCAGAGAATAAAAACAGTGAGTCGTTTTTTGTCACTGAAGCAAACTATACAGAATTTCAATCAATTATTAATAGAGGGTAATACTATGCAAGCTATAGTAGAGTTTAGAGAAAATAAAGATGCACCAGTAAAGGTTTATTTAAACGTATCGGGCAATAGTACTGGCAGGATTTATTCCATAGTCAAACAATATCGGGATTACAAGGGCTATCAATTCTCACATATATATTTTGAACAGCATCAAGATGGATTAGCACAATTAACCAATTACAAGGGTACAAGCTATGTTAAATAGTAATGAATACTGGATAAAAACAGGATACATTGACAATGGTATTGTCCTGTCGCATGATGGGACATTTAAAGCACCATATAGCGAATTTAAACAGTTTTATCCTAATCCTTATGATGGGATATACACTGCAAGCAATGGTGCAAAATACGGTTACATTGTAGATATGGCAGATTGTAGTGACGTTATCAAGATAGTACACTTTGATTAGTAAGCACCACAGAACGCCCTGTATTCCCTTGTAGGGCGTTTTCTAGTGTTTATTAGTAGGTAACTATAGGTTAGGCTTAAACAGCCTTAGAATTGATTATATGAGGATTTATGTTATGATAGTATATAAAGTTAATCAGGATAATAGTTTATCCCATAAAGAAGTTTTAAACAGTGTTGATGAATTAAACACTTGGACAAATAAAAAACAATTCGCTACCATAGCGGTGGAAAGTGAATCGACTGGTGCTATTAGATATTTTACTGATAGCGGTAATGGATATATTGAGATTGAAGGGGTTTAACATGAATTATAACGCTGAAAGGTATCTAGCCTTAAAAAGGTATGAATTAGAAGTTAAACGCGATAAGATACGCGCAGTGCTTTGGAACGTGTCAATAACTAGCATTTATGCTATGGTAGTGATTCAAGTATTCAGAGGGTTTATATTATGACGTATTCAGAGTATAGAAATAAGCTAAGAAAGCTATCAGCTAAGTATAACGAATCCTACAAGAAATACGGTTGGGGTGCTGATACGACTAGAAAGCTAAGACAACAGAAAATAGATTTAAGAGCGAAATACGCGGTACATAGCTTTGACTATGCGGTTGAGACGTTAACCAGTAAGGGGATATTATAATGGTTAGACTATGGCGTATATGGGCTAAAGCACTAGGAGACAAATCAGGTGCTACAGACCGCGAGGCTGATTACATTGCGATTGTGCGTAGTGTAATTGTAGGCTTGAATTTTATTACCTGTTTATTTATTATTGCAGGTGTAATACATAACTGGTAGGAGGAGATATGTTGAAAAAGTTTATACAAGGATTTGCATTGGGCTACATAGGTATGCTAGGATACATCTGGTTAACTAATTTTATCGGAGGTTAAGACAATGAGTAAAGACTATAGAGAGCAGAGTCAGCTTGAAGATGAGGCTGATGAAAAGTATTTAACAATGTACCAGTACTATAAACAGCTTACAGACTTTGAGAGGGGCGAATATGACGCTTTACATTCGTACCCTTTCGATGAGTCAGAGGAAAGCAATAAGGACTATACAGAGGGTTATAGGACTGGTTACGAATACGCACAACAAATGGGAGCAAATAGCAATGAGTAGATATGAAGATGATAGCAGTTACGATTACAGTGATTACTGTGAGGGCAAGGGGTACTATGAGAGTTACGTAGAGAAACCCTTTGATGAAGATGAACAGGCTTTAAAACGCTTTAAGGAAAGAGAGGAAGCCAAGCTATACCCGCCAATAGGCAAGCAGGAAATGCAGGAACGTATTAAGGAAGTTAAAAATAGACTAGGAGACAAGTACTATGATTAGTGCAAAGATATTCAATAGACTGTTAACAATTGAGTTACGCAATGGAGTAGGGTGTGACCTTGAATTTGTAGACTCTAAGCCCGTGTGGACATACAACCACTTAACTGAGGAACACAGCACGATGCCCTTTGAGGGCGTTGTGTTGCTAATACCCTTTATGTCAATAACCTACGGCAGACCATACAAGGAGATTGAAAGTGAGTAGATGTAAAGCCTGTGATGTTATATTAACTGAGGCAGAACTTAGGAAGCGTGATAGAGTAACAGACGAATACTTAGACTTATGTTCGGTTTGTCATTCTGTATCAGACGAGGCAATAGAAGATAACTGGTCAACGGCTGAGGAACGTGATATAATTAGGAGTAATAATTAGCTTTCCTACATTACCAGTACCTAATTCAAATTGACTAAAGAATGACCAGTTTCTTAATTCTGGTCATTTATTAAGGTTGACTTAGATATTGCGTATTGATATAATGGTTTTGTCGATGGGGAAATACCATCATGTTCTTTAACAAAACTAAACGAGGAATAAAAGATGAATAAACACATCACTGAAAATTGGGTCAAAAATGTGATAGGTAAGAATCGCATGAAGATGGTAGAGGAGCTTGATGTTTATGATGCTTCTGGTGATTATGGTCAGTGCGTAGACATAATGATGCTTGATGGTTATGAAGATAACATTGGTCGTACTATCTCTGTTAGTTATACTAACGACCCTTTCGGAAAAACACTTAAAGAACTTAAAACAGAACTACGAGATAAATTAGATTTGTTTCAGAAGGAGGTTGCAAACGGCAAACAAACGTGATATAATATTCTTAGGTACTTTAGTTTATAACCTTTAAAGATATATTCTAAAGTATCCTAAGGTAATCTTTAATTAATTATATGAAGGTAAATTACTATGGCAGTACTAGAAGGAAACGTAGCGTTCGCTAACCTTGACGAACATGAAGTATATCAGGGTCAATCAACGGGCAAGTATTCACTAGTCCTATCGCTAGAACCTGCTGATGCAGATAAGCTAGCCAATCAGGGTGTCAAACTACGCGAGTACGAAGGAACGGCACAGCGTAAGTTCAGCACTAAATACGAAGTACCAATGTACGATGCAGA